AGCCATCCTATCATTGATTTCACACTCGGGAAATCTTTACCATGGTACAAGAACGTAATTCGTTATCGTTGTTCTCGTCCGGTTGTCCACATCGCGCGGCCTTTGTATCCTTTTGTGGGATGATAGGTGAACCTTTCGGGGTTCGCCTACCTGTCCCCAGGATAGAGGGTGCTGACGGTGTGGCTCGTCTTCGTTTTGTTAAGGAGTTCTGTGGAGGATTCCTTGATAATCCTAGTAAGCACTTATGGCATCGTTCCACCGCTGCACTCGAGAGGGACTCTCGAATGTCTATAGCGATGTCACTGTTCCTTTTCCGGAAAGCGCTTCCATCCTCCGATGTCGACCTTGGCGCGTATGTTCTTAAGATGTCCACTCCGGCTCCCGAGCCGGATCCGGGGTTTCTTGCATACGTCCGTCGAACAGTTCCTCAACTGTTTCCTCAGGGCTGGGACTTGAGTCTTTATCCGAGTGCTGCTTTGTCTGCAGTACTGCCGATAAAATCATGTCTCCAGAGAGGGTTGTCAAAGGGGGGGTGTAGAAGAGAGGCTCTAAGGGATGGTGGACGTTGGTCTGACCATCAATCCTATGTTTTGGAGGTCCTTACGAGGGAGGCCCCTTTAGAGTTTCTTCCGTCCCGAGTTTGCTCGGTTGAGACGGGGGGTAAGAAGAGGATAGTCAGCGTATCCGACGTTGGCTGTAACGTCATGAGGCCTCTTCATACCGCTATCTACAATCGCTTGTCCAAGTTTCCGTGGCTTTTGCGTGGGGACGCTAAGCCATCCAGGTTCCGCGAGTTCTGGACTCGACCAGGTGAAGTTTTTGTCAGTGGTGATTACGAATCCGCCACTGACAATCTCAATCATACGATACAGGATGCCATCCTGCGTTGTATTCTTGACACGTCGGTCTCGGTCCCGAAAGGGATTAAGGAATCTGCGCCTCAGATGCTGAGTTCTCTACTGTCCGTAGGCAACTCGGAGCCGGTGAGGCAGAAACGTGGACAGCTTATGGGGAACTTACTATCCTTCCCATTACTCTGTTTAGTCAATTATTTAGCGTTTCGCTATTTTTCCAAGAGTAATGCCCCGGTTCGCATCAACGGGGACGATATTGTGTTCAGGGCTACCCCTGAGGTTGCAAATCGTTGGATGGAGTCCGTTTCCCTTTCCGGGCTGACCCTTTCTCGTGGTAAGACGATGGTCGATCGTCGTTATTTCTCTCTCAATTCGTGCCTGTTCAAGTCTCTATCCGGTGGAGTTAGACTTGTCCCTTTTGTTCGTTCGACGGCGTTTGGTTATCGCTCGTCGGACGACAAAGTCGCGTCGCTGGCAGGCAGGTTCCGTAGTTTCTGTCCGGGGTTCTTCGGTGAACGCCGTTCGTTACTGCGGGTCAGCTGGTTGAGATGGAATACGAAGTACGTGCGCGCGAGTGCACGTTCTCTTACCAGAGGGTTGGGTATAAACGTTAACTACTCGGAGTTGGTTCGTTCTTCTCTTTGGGATAGGGAGGCTTGGTATCTCTCCCTACCGGCTGAACCGCCGATGCCTGTTCGAAGGTGCGTTCTCGATCAGGCGAGGATCCCAGAGGGTTATGAACTTCGGGAAGTTAGCGTTGTTACGAAGGAAATCCGGCGTTTGGGTCGCGAGGCCGCGGGTTCGTTTGTCGAACTGGCGTGGTCGCCCGTCACCGGATTGTTTAATGATTCCGATTACGCGGAGCGCGTGCGCTCTGGGTGCGCGAACTTTTACGGTTGGCTTGAGTCCCGTCTCTCTCTGTCCAAGAGAGCGAGGCTTCTAGGCTTAAGCCCTCGTAACTGTTACCGGTACTTGAGACCACCCAGGTCTCTCTTGCCGGATTCTCCGCGTAATCGGAGGAAGAAGGTGTGGTTACCGGTCGGGTTCGGGCGCGGCATGTGTATGGTTCGTGAGCAGGGGTGGGAATCTGCTGACGGACATATGCTTGTCGGGGACCAGGAACTCGAAGTCAATTTGTAACGGAGAGTTGACGTCGCGGGTACTTTCCTTGAGGACCCCATCTG